GGGATTGAGTCGGGAAGCAATAGAAGATATGAAAGATTTTAATAACTTCCAACCTTCTGCGGCAGTTGATAAAGCAGTGATAGACACAAATCAAACTGCACAGAAAATAAAAATAGATCAGATAGCTGCCTCTGGACAGAAACCATCTGAGCTAGGCAATGATGTTACCTTTAGAGATCAGGAGCTTTTTGATACAACATCAACGGGATTCCCCACTGAAGTAGACACAGAGGAGCTGCCCTCCGATATTGGTGGGGCAACTCCTCGTGCATCTACGGGGGTCTCTAAATCTCGCGGTGGACTTGACCTGAGGACAACAGGCAACCCATACGGATACGCTTAATCCTTAGCAAGTCTCTCGAAGTAGTCAAGAGCATCAGTCTCTTCTGCAACGCTCTCAGACTTGCTCTCAAGCGTCTCTGAGGTCTCCTGAATGGACGGTGCACTCGTTCCGTCATTGGAACGGATATCATCACCAACAACATCCATAAGACGCTGCTTAAGCTCATCATACGACTTGAAGTTAGAAGGATCAGTGAACGCTGTGAGCGAGTACTGCTTCTTCCAAAGCTCTTCAAGCTGGGTATCATCACCATCAAACAGAGCACTAGGTGAGTCAAACTCAGATTTGTCGTAGTTGATGAAGCCAGAGATCTTACGAACCTTCAGCTTGAAGTTGGCACCATCCCAGAGTTCAAAGGGATTGACTGCCTTTTCATCAGCAAACTCAGGTTCCATTGCTTCCTGAATCTTGTCGAAGATCTTCTTACCAAACTTGTAGAGGAAGATCTTACCTTCGTTCTGTGGGTTTGCAGGATCGCTGATCACCAGAATGTTGGAGATGTACTGGAGCTTACGCTTACGTGCTCTAGCAATATCCTTATCGGCTTCAGTACCACTGTTCCAGAGTTCTGAATTCATTTCTGAAACGGGATCTTTCTCACCAAAGGTTGTGCGTGAGTTCTCAATGAACCATCCACCCTTAGCTTGGAATCCATGTGTGTAGAGCTTTGCCCAAGGAAGATCTTCATTGGGAGGTGCTGGAAGGAAACGAATAACGGCATAACCATTACTTGCCTTGTCCAATTCAGGTCTCCAGAATCGATCATCCTTGTAGGACTTCTTTTCTGATGTTGCTTGAATCTTCTTAGAAAGTTCATCAAGGTTGGAACTGGAACGGGACTTACGCTTAAAATCTGAAAAATCGCTCATGTTAGAGTCTTTCCCCGAGGATCTACCTCGGCCTTAGTAAAATAACAGGGAACTCCCCTGTGCTTAGATCGGTAGTTGTACTTCTTGTTTGGGCAGGATGTTGAGGTCTTGACCTTCTATTTTGAGCTTTTCGATGATGGGCTTCGATAGCGACTTAGCTACAATACCCGGTTCAATCTCATGCTTCTCACATAATTCTATCACGGCTTCTAGGTAAGTTCCACCTCTATCTCGAACAATGTTCTCGACTTTATTGGAAAAACCTTTTTTTTCTTCGTCGCTTAGAATCAATGTATATCTCCTGTTGAATACATATTATACCTTATATATGCTGTCTGTCAAACCCTTATATATAAATTAGTTCATAGGAGACTAACTAAAAATGCCAGATACTGCCTCAAATATCATCGTACAAACAGTGGGTAATACCGCAGAGATTGCCACCGACTTTGGAACCAGTGGAGTAAATCTAAGCTCCTCACACGTACCCCTACAAAAAATGGCTTTCGGTAATTCCGGGGCAGCAATTCGCGTTTCTTCTACTGATCCTCTACCCATTACCGTATCTGGTAGTGCTGTTGCCATAACAGTAAGCGGTAACGTAGGTAACTGTGGCGAATTTGGTATCGGAAACTTTGGCACACAATTCCTCAGAGTCGCCGGATCTACAAACGGTGCTGATGGCGTTACTGTGCAGGGATCTATTGGTGTCACCGCTGCTGGACCAGAAGGTCTCAAAGTCACTGGTGGTATCATCGCAGGACTCCTAGCGACCAGAGACACTGTGAGCGTCACAGGAAGCGTCTCCTTGGTCAGTGTGGATGGAACAACAGGTGCAGCAGTCAGGATCTTCTCCGGACAGACTGCAATCGGTGTTACTGGTGATTCTCTCAAGGTTTCTATCCAAGATGCCGGATTTACCGCAACCATATCACTTTCCGCCGTCGTAGGACTCACGAACAACTCATCAGAAAATATTGTACCAAGAATCCAAGGTTTCACCAACGGTATCTTAACTGGTGTAACCGGTCAGGTAGAAATCAAATCTACTGTACAACCTGCTGGATTTAGTGCTGGACAATTCTTCGTTGGATCTACTCCACGTCAAATGCCTGCCGCTCCTCTTGGTGCCGGAGTTAAACTTCGTGCCGTACCAACTAATACAGCGACATTACATCTTGGACACACATCTAGTTTAGGAAGCACTCTTGGTTATCCTCTACTAGCAGGAGAATCTTGTTTCTTGCAAGTTGTCAACCTTAATACAGTATTCGTTGTAGGTGGAGCTACTGGACAATTAATCTCATTCCTAGGCTCTTAGTATGTACCCATATTCAACTAGATCAAGCTCAACTAACTTTTTCATCCAAGATCTTGGTACGGCAGAATTTCTTGGATTGGAATTTATAGACACCCCAGATGACCGGGTGGTGGTAAATCAAAATTTATCATCAAAGCCATCTGTTCTTATTGAGGGTACACAGATAGTCTTAGACTATTCTGATATACAGAACATAAAAGATAAGCAGTTTATCGATCTTGCTTTCAAAGCAATGGCAGCCGGTGCTGGATTTACAATTACTGGTGCTGTGTATAATGATCCAACCAATCAGTACACAGCAGATCTATCTGCGTCATGCACACTGAACAGTTACAGTAAGTATAAAATTTTAGGAACTGTATCTGCAATAGGAAGTACGTCAGAAATAAACTACTACAGACCAGAGTTTTTCGATACGGTTCCTCAGATAACAACTGCCGCTGGTCTTACTTATGCCGGTCTCACAACAAACTCATTGATTAATTTTACTACTAGTACATCAACAAGTTTTATTGGTAATAATTTCCAAATAGGAGACTATGTTGATTTTGCTACTTCATCCAATGTAGGTAGATATACCATCAACGGAATAACTATAGATGATTTTTCTAGAGAAATTGTGTCTTTCGGTAATGACTTGACTATAGTTGCAGAAAACCTAAAGGGTACTAGAGTTACTGTTGACCACAAAAGAAAAACCTCTGCTGTAAGTGGAGGACCATATGAAATAGAACAAAAATCCACTGTAGTATATCGCGTTGGGAGGAGAGTATCAGATGATGGTCAGAACATGGTCACAATTGATGGTGAAATAGAAAAACCCTTAGCTCTTTCTCGTGGGATATTATATCTTTTTATTATTGATGAAAAAAATTCAAATGATTTTATTATTGTTAATAATTCAGCAAATCAATCGGGTGGAGCCGAGTTTTTTGATCCGGGGATCTACAGTGTAGTTGATAACACTATGCAGAAAAAGTATTTATTCTTTATACCAAACAATCTAACACCAAACCAATTATATTATACTTCAGCAGAAAATAATGCGGCTTCTGGTTATGGTGGTATCCAAATTAGTGGATCATATTCTTATACAACATCTGGGGTTAACTTAAACACTGCCGGTGGTCTGAGTGGTAGTAGCACTTATTCTAATATCGGGGCAGGTGGATATGGAAACGTATATTAATAGCTCCGGGGGGACTCGAACCCCCATGAGGTTTACCCTCGACGGATTTTAAGTCCGTTGCGTCTGCCAATTCCGCCACAGAGCCGTTCATTAATCAGAAAGAAATTCACCAGTGTGATCAACACTGTCTTGGATGAAATTAGTCAAAGCCTCTGGAATAGACCAACCAGTGGTTCCATTATCGTACTTCACTTCAACTAATTGATTTCCTTCACGATCAACTTTGGTTGTAATCACTTGACCTTTTTTCTTAGTGGGAAGGTGAACCACTTCTTGTAGAAGAGTAAATGTCTTCATCAGTATACCAGCCTTTCGAATCCAGTTGGGGTTGTGTAATAGATTTTGTCAAATATGAGCTTGCACCATGGACAACATAGAGAACAAGGCCGAGATAAACGAGCATCAGCAAACCTGTTGAACCGAAAATTAAACAGCTCAAGATTTTGTCTCTCTTTACATCGGAGGAGTGCATCCAGTTCTGAGTGTACTTCGTCATAACGATATCCAATCTTTTTTGCTTTCGGGTGCGATTTCAATTGATTCGTACCTATAGATATAACTTTATTGCGAACGAGTATCAGAGATACATGTCGTTTAGTTCTATCATTATTAAGTGCATATGGTAATGCTATTTTAGATAGTCTTTTGAATTTACGTTCGTTCATAACACGCTCGGCAAGACTTGAACTTGCGACCTGTTGATTAGAAGTCAACTGCTCTATCCGACTGAGCTACGAGCGCAAGAAATTATCGGACCCTTTTCCTTAGATTGTGGTGAGTTTTTAACCATTTTTATCCACCAAAAAAGATGTAGAGTCCAATAATAATAATAACGGGTGCTAGGAAATAACAAATAACCATAAATACGGCAATCTCTAGTCCAGTTCCAATATCACTCTTCATAGATTCCCAAGAGTTCTTTTCAGACATAATTGTCTCCTTTCGAACCCATAGTATACCATGTTTGTGTATTATGTCAAGTTGACAGTGTTAGTTTTGGTGAAGAAACATTTTTGTCTGGAACAACAAGACCGCTACCAAACTGCTCATTGTATTGGTTCATAAGCTCAATCTGAGGCTTGATTGTGAACATGATGAATTTATTGTCCATCTCAAGATCCTTATAATCGGCATATGGCATCCATGGCATTAAGCCAAGCTGACCACCACCCATTGGCATGAGAAGTGCAGGGTTCTTCATTTTTGTTGTCTTCCCGTCAGTCTCTGTCTTACACAGGACTTCTTCACCACTACTTAGTCTTACGATTCGAATTTCCATTTTTCTTCACTTTCACTTTCTTTTTGCCGAAGCATTTTTCATAGTTTTCTTGATACTGTTTAAAATCACCGATTCTACTTTTGTCGCCTTTACCAGCAGAATGTTTCCCACTCATTATTTATCTCCAAAATTTATACCACTGTATATGACTTAGACTACTAAGACCGGGCCACCTATCTTCTTGATTTCTTTGTGCTCGGTAGATAGCACGCTTCACATCACTTTCGGTAAGTAGTATATCACATTCTTCCTTATCATACAAGACTGTAGTATGATAATAGTGTTTGGCTTCTCTCTTGCTTTTACGATTTTTGTTAAAAATTAAACCCATATAGATCACCTACCCACCTTTAACAGGAGTTGCACTACCGGGACGTTGGAATCCGGTATCGGCACCAGTGTTACCATCTGCGAACGAGGCAAGTACGTAGTGACCAGTGGAGAACTGGATGTCTGCGGATGGGTGTGAGATCAAGATACCTTCAGCATTTGATGTGAGTCCACTAAAGTCGTCACCAATCTTAAATCCTTGATATGATGGGTTGGTTTCACTTCTGGCTTTAAGGACGGCGAGTTCTGACATCTCACCCTTGACGACTGTGATTAGTCTATGACCAACACCTGCTCCAACAGCAACCGTACCTGCACCAATGTCGAGATTGGATATGGTCAATCCTGCGTTAAGGAACAGTAAGTTATTATCTTTGGTTCCTGCAATGTTTTCTGCATCATTATAGGACTTAAGATTAATTGTTGAATATGTTAGTCTTTCCGAATCATTCAGGGGTTTATTAATAAAGACTTTACCCTGATACAATGTACCATTTGCATGGGGGAACTCAGGTTTCATATTTAGTGTTATTGCTGCACCTTGTATGATGACATTACCATGTCTGAGGGCATCAATTTCAACAGTGGGAATTGTGTTAGTTGGACGAACGTATGTCACTGGTCTAGCAGCACTAACGTCAGTATTTGTCACGATAGATCCACCACCGGTTCCGGTTGTTCTTGTCTGGAATCCACCACCAGATACAACTATAGAGTTTGTTACTTCAGTATCGAGCAAAGAAGCTGCTGTCTTTGGTTTACCAAGATAGTCAATGTCTTCTCTATCGAAGATTGCTTGGTTAATAATTCCACCATTATAGTTAAACTGACATTTACTTAGAATGAATGCCTGTTTACTAATTCTACTATGATTGAGATTTACTGACGCATCACCACGAATAGTCAAGGTCTCTGACTTAATTGACAACTGAGGCTGTTCTACTTTGTTATCTGTACCACCACTGAATGCTGTGACACCATCACGTCCGGCAGAGAGACCGCCGTTCAGGATGAAGCTTCTCGATTCCATACCATGGGGGATGAGCTGTGCAAAGTCACCAAAATTCTTGTTGCCTCTTGGTCCGGGTTGATTCATGGTTAGTCCAAAACTAGTCATACCAGGAACAAAGGAACTAATTTGCATCTTAACGTCTCCGTTAGAGACACCAGTAACAATTGAACGATAGAGTGATTCTGTTGCGTGGGTCATACCGTAGAAAGTGCTACCGGCATCAGTTCCAACAAAGTAATCTCCATTTTGAAGGAATCCGCCGGCGATGACTCCCTCCATCACTGTTTTCTCTGCACTGAATCCCGCTGCGCTGTTCCCCGTACCACCGGAGGTGAATCCGTAGAACGTATTACCGAAGAAGTTGGCAGTTGTTCCATCGAAGTTTGTAATCTGGAAACCCATTCGACCGGTCAATCCGAAGAGGCCAGTGAGACCACGAATATCGATATCGGCAGAGGCACCTAAGAATGACTGACCGAAAGTAGAACCAAAGACGTTTCCTAGCTCAAAGCTGGCGCCTCTGTGTGTAGAGTACGAATCTTCTACAAAGATCTTGAGTGCGGAACCATCGAGGGCAAAAGGACCAAATCCAGTACCAGTTTGCCATGAGCCACCGGCAGCGTAAGTTCCACCAAGAATACCACCAAAGAGGCATTCAGAAGCAGGGTAGTATCCATGGATACCGGGATCATCGGGGCTTAATCCAGAGAAAAATACATTATCTGTTCCTCGTGGAGTTCGACTAGCTTCCTCATAATAAAAACCTTCAACAAAGCCGCCAGGGTTTTCGGGATCATTAGTAAATCCCGCAGTCTGAACTACCCAGTTGCCAGCGTCATTCCACGAATATCCTGTACAACCACCAACACCACCTTGGTGCGATAGCGCAGTGCCAAATGACTTATTACCTCGGGTGTATCTGTATAGAGGATTTTGCCCTGCTGGCTTATATCCGGTCCAATAAAAATTGCCTGCTGTTAACTCTGCCATTGATGGTGTCCTTGCTAAATGGTGGTCTATTCCAAATATTTATAATATGGACTAGCTTAGATATAGAAAAAAGCTGGTAATCTAGCTACCAGCTTTTTTATAACTTTTTTTTGTAAATGGAGGAGGAGGGAATCGAACCCTCGTCTTCGTTGGTTCCGACATGCGGCTTTCCCCGAATCGACTGCCACTTACACCCCCGATAAAAAAAAAGACAGTGCGGGCTGGGCAGACGCTTCCCAGAAATTACCACCGCACTCTCTCAATTCTTGATGAGGGGTTAAATCCTCATCAAGATCTACTCTTTACTTTATATATGTATAAAGATTACAGAGCGTAGCGATAACCCATGGGATCGAAACCGAAGGTTCGCTCACCGGGGTGAGTGTCTTCCATGAAGTAACGGGTCTTACCAGTCGTCGTGGGTGACGAGGTGATTTCCCAGTTACCGTGGGCTTCAACCATATCACGGATGTCGCTGATGGTAGCACGGAGGTTAGCAACCCCAAAACGGCTACGAGCTTCACCTTGAGTAAGTCCCTTGCCGGTTGCAAGATAGTTGATTACACGTCGCTTCTTAGTCATAGTTGGCATATTATTACCATTCCTTTAAATGATGCGGTTTAATTTTTAGTCGGTACGTTTGTCGCATCACCCAATACGTCCGACTTGCTTATGCTCTAATTATACACTATATTGTGTCGTTGTCAATATCTTTATTGACTTTTTTAGTTAAAAAATATCGGCAGGCGGGACAAGTGGTTTTTCATTGACGGCACGTATACTGCCTCCCACATCGGTATCCCTCTAAATGGCACCCGCTTTTCGTCGCCATATGTCTGCGACTATCCGATCTCTGGAGCGCGACCCCAGTGGAATACCCCCGACAGGACTTGAACCTGTGACCAATCGGTTAAAAGCCGATTGCTCTACCAACTGAGCTACGGAGGCAGTTGATTCATATATATTGTATCATCTCCAATATGGAAGTCAAGTATGAGTGTATATAAAAAATCAGGTTTAGGTAAATGGTTTGGTGAAGGTGGTAAAGGTGGAACCACTAAAGGTGGGTGGGACCGATATAACACAAAAGGTAAAAAAATTGGCAAGTGTGGTGATGCCGAAGAGAGCGAAGGAAAGCCTAAATGTCTCTCTGCTGCAAAAGCCAAAAAGATGACTAAAAAAGAAATCGCCAATGCAGTGAAACGAAAAAAGAAAAATGATCCTGATACCGATAGACCCGGTACTGGAAATAAACCAATCAACGTGTCAAATAAAATAAATGAAGAAAATAAAAAAGTAGCAGCACCAGAGGGATTTCACTGGATGAAGAAAGGTGCGAATAAGTACAAGCTTATGAAACATGCACCGAAAAACTTTAAGTCTCATGAAAAGGGTTCAATGGAGGCTGACTTTGAAGTGCAAACGGTACACAGTGAATCTTTTTGCTCATTCGGTGAGTACATCACTGAAGCATCAAAGAACGTTCCTACCAACCCAGAACTCTGGTCTAAAGCAAAGTCTGCGGCAAGATCAAAGTTTGATGTATACCCATCTGCCTATGCTAACGCATGGGCTTCTAAGTGGTACAAGAAGCGTGGTGGTGGATGGAAGAAACAGAAGTCTTAAGTTAAGATCCCTTCTCCAGCAAACCATTCGGGTTGATGATCGTGAGGTTTTCGGTAATCACAACGACCGATACCTTTTTTCCACCTTGCGAATCTAGCCTTTTCCCCGATGTAATACTTTCTGTAGGCACTAACGGCATCTCCCTCCACCTTGTACTCATCAGGCATTGCTTGAGCAAAGGGAGTTTCCTTATGGTAAGTGTCTTGATCAATGTTCTTGGGCCAATCAGACTTACAGAATTCAATAATAGATTCTGACGCATGACGACGATCGTATCTTCTTGTATATTCCCTACAGAGTTGGAGGCCGTGGGAAACCAACCACATGTAGTTACCCAATGTTTCGCGGGCCCAGATTGTACATGGGTGATTTACCATTGTAGCATGGTACAGAAACTTATGATCTGGCATGTCACGATCAAGCCAATGCGTCCACCTTTTGATTCGCCGACCAGTTTTTGAATAACCGACATACTCTTCTCCGTCAAGGACTCGATGAATGGTCGAAAGCATCTGCGCAGTTTCGACCGGCATCTTTACAATGTGCTTGTCACACATGTGGTTTGCGGACGTTAGTGGCGATTCGTGAAGTACAAATATGTTCATCGTGCTCTCGTATATTCCCTGTCTAGGATTCTACAGTTTTCTTTACCTTTGGCGATGAACACTTCACCTGCCGTCTTGTGGTTGTAGATCATACGAGCAACCACGGGTTCAGAATGCTTGTCAACACAGCTAGTACAATAGTCTGTGTCTGGACAGAAGTCAAGACGCATTTCTGGAATTTGGTCGCCACAGTCAATACAGTACTTCACTTGAAAACTCCCATACGATTCACTACACGAGTCGTGAGGATCTCTCCACCACGCTTGTGCATGTTACGTTGCTTCGTGATACCCTTACCCCAACCAACACGGAGAACGGTATGCTTCTTCATAGCAGAACCTTCTCGTTCTGCTTCCAGATCAAATTTGTCAATAACTCTTTTAGGCATAATAATCTCCAATGAGCCGGGTGGGACTTGAACCCACGACTACACCGTTATAAGCGGTGCTGCTAATGCCATCCGCGTCCGGCCCGTGAACTGTATTGTACAGTATTAGGACGAAAGCGTCAAGCGTATTTTCTTGTTTGATACGTGACCGTTCTCATTTTTGTTGAGATAGTTTGATTTCTGTCGATCTTCGTCGTGTCCGAGACGATAATTCACTGTATCGACGTTTCCCATGAGATATTTGATCTTTTCTTGTGCTTCTTCGTCTGAAAAGTGCCATTTCATGAGATCTTGGACCTGTTGGATCGCATCATCTTCATTGGGACCGAGTGGAATGTCAATATGGAGTCTATACATGCTATTAATCCTCGATTTGTTCAAAACTTTCGACAAAATTGATATCAAAACTTCTCCACGCACCCTTTTCAGTGTCCCAAGCCTGCACTACGCTGGATTGAGTCCCTTTGGAGGTGTATGGGCGGTAACGATCGTAGTTTCCAAGACTTTCATATACCCCAGATGGCATATGTGTTGGATCGAGAGTACAATTCATCTCTCGAATCTCTCCTGTAGTCTTCTTCTTGAAGACCACCTTACATAGATGAGTCGAAAGACTCACAACAGCATCACGTCTTGTCAGCGGATTCATTTTCTACCTCTCTTCGCATCGCCCAAGTCAGAATTCCAACCAATTTATCGGGTGATGTATGACCTTTACTTACTTCTCCGTTCGATTTGAACGGAACTGGTGCACCATCTGGCGCAAAAACTAGAATTTCTGCATTTTCAACCTTTTCATCTATTGTATCAAGTGAAATGGGTTCGTCAAGAGCAAAATTCTTAACTGACGAGATACTTCCGGGTCCAAATTGGACTGAAACTACGTATCCATTAGACAATTCCATTTCGAACCCACGATGGTATGGTGATCTTGACACCGTTGTCAAGTTAAAACCGGCTTTTTTAGTCATGTTACCAACCTACAATTAGCATTGTGAATACCCAGATAAGAATTCCCAAAGATAAACCAAAATTTACCCCATCAAGGAACTGGATTCCTGTGAATTCGGGGACTGTCGTGTAGATAGCATCGTAAATTCGTGTTTTAATTGATCTTTTCTTTTTCATGTACCATAATTTAACAGATTTTGGGGGGGAAGTCAAGTGTTATCTTGTTTTCTTTTGTACTTTACTGAGACGCGCATCTTCACCCTTACGGATATATGGCATCAGTCGTAAAGTCATCTTGTCAATAGCAGATTTTCTCTTATCTGCCATCTTTTCGATTTGTTCTCGGGCAGAATATGGAACCTGAGACCATTTCATATTACCCATATAACGTTTCATGATCTGCTTCCTTGCAGATTTTCTTGCCTTTTTAGTCAAGTCTTTCTCAGATTTACGTCTAAATTTCTTTCTTTGACGTGTTACTGATCGCATCTTTGCAGTTCTACGTGCAATGATAGATTTCTGCATCCGTTGTTGTGCAGTTAAAGATTCTGTTACCAGTTCTTTATACTTTTTCATTTAGATTCCTCTAAAGCGATCAATTACAGGATCTGAATTATCTGCTTTGATGTTCTTAGAAACTTTTTTGATTCTATCCATGGTTGCTTCACGCAGATTTTTCTGGGAATAATTAATTTCCGCCTTTGGGGCACGGTTCAGACCAGCTAGAACAGCCTCTTGGAGACTTCCACCAGTCTGTCGTACTGATTCGTTGGCTTGACCACGCTCTTTGATTCCGTGATTATCAATAACACGTCGGTGAGCACTGGTCATCATTCGCTCTGCTCGTACCTTCTGGGGATCAAGATCCAATCCACCCTTAGGCATAAACCCTACTGCTGAAACGCCTTTGTTTTCCATATCATGGAATTTATGAGGATCCGATAGTTGATCATGCTTCTTAGAGCTAAATGTAAACGCATCCTTTTCATCTTCCATCATATCAAACCCTTTGATACCGTGCTTTTCGTGGTCCTTCGCAAGAAGAACGCCGCTATCGTCTAGGTGCTGGTGAAAATCTTCTCCCGAAGCTTCATTTATTTTTTTTTTACCTTCACCTAGAAGTGTACCAAAGATCTCGGACTTACGTTCCTTGAGATCTTTTTTACCCATAGCTTTACCAATCGCTTCTCGACGCTTCGCGAGGTACTTGTCAGATGCATCTACAACTCCATTGTTATCTACGTCATCATTTTCCTTACCGACAGGATCGAGTGCTTCCTTCATGTGAGTATGATCTTCGCCCATAAGGATCTTCATTTCACTGACAGGAACACCACGCTCGACACCGTGATTGAATTCTACATCATACCATGCAACGTGACCGTAGCGATCAGGCTCTGCATGACTTTCGGAGATACATCTACCCTTGCCCCACTTGAAGTGTTCTGTATGACTGGCACAGTAGTGTTCGTCCTTCTTCTTCTTACCGCCATGTGCAGTACCCTTCATTAGCTTGCCATTGGGCATATAATGAAACCCTTTAGGCGCTTTTTTTCCTTTACCTATGTGTCCTTCCATAATATAAGACTCACCCATTCCACCACCATCACCCATACCACCATCGACAGCACCACCGTCAAGAGCACCATCCATATCACCAGCAAAACCTCTCATGCCCACACCAGACATACCGGGCCTCTTCTTATCTTCTTCGTCCTTAGAACCCTTTTCGATGATGTCAATATGTCCCTGCATGAAGTCTAACTTATCATCGACTCCTAGTCTTTTAGCACCGGACATAAGTTCAGAATAGATCTTCTTTGCAGATGCAGTCGCTTCTGGGTTTGGTTCACCAGCAGAGAGAACCTTTTCTTCAATAGAGAAGATTTGGTCAGCCATACGAGCAAGCATTCCAGCATCCTTACCACCGATATCTTCTTCGATCTCAGGGAAGATTTGCTGTGCACCGGGACACATGTGAAAGAACCGAGTTCTATATGTTCCTATTTTCTTTTGTTGAGATCTCTTGTTGTTTTCTTCAAAAAGAATTTGAGATACGGAACCAGTAAGTTGTCTTTGTCTTTTGCCGTCCATTTAAGGTGCCTTTCAATATCCCTCAGAACCGGGAATAGCGGGGGGTTTGTTATTATTTAGTATTTTAGAAAGGCGAGCAGCCTTATCTTCTTTCAACTTCTTATTTATGGATGACATGAGTGCGAATGCCACGGCCGCCTTCTTTTTATCTTTGGGATCTGTCAAGAAAGCACCCTTCATATCACTGTTACTACCAAAGAGACCTTCGATAAGATCAGGATACTGCTTCTGGATAGCGTCATGTTCTCCACCGGGGAGCATGGTCTGCATTGTACCGGCAGCGGCAGGAGCTTTGTATGACATTCCTGTGGTGACCTGCTTTGCTTGCTGTGTGGGAGGATCTGCGACTGGATCCATACCGGGAGCAGCGTCACGGGGATCCTGTGTTGCCTTGATGTCATCCTCTGAGTAGGGACCACCTGCGGCATTTGGATCTTTGTCTCGTGAGATCTCATCGTCCGAGTAATCCTCATCATCATCCTCGTGCAGGACACTGGCGATGTGTAACGCTGATTCATTTCGCGCACGCGCTTCAGTTCTTCTTCTGTACTCAGCGTCTCGTTCAGCAGATCCAAACTTTGTGCCAAACTGACCCTGTTCTCGTGCTGCTTTAGACGCTGCTTTTGCTGCTTTATCTTGGTCTTCAAGTTGACCAAGGATATCGTCAAGAGCAACTGGATTATAACCAGTAACGGAGGTGTCACCGGAAATATCAATAGTTGGTACATTCTTTGGATCTAATAGGGACAATCGCTTGTCTTTATCGCTCTGTCTAAGATCAATAGGATCTGTTTTATCATCTGGTTTATCATCTGCTTTTTTACCACCAAACAGGTCAACAAACATATCCCTGTATGTAAGGCCGCCCTGTAATCGAATAGGGTTGATAATTTCAGTTAACTTGGTGGTGACTTCATTCATGACACTGGTCTCTTCATTTACTTTAGCAGACTTCATCTGACGGTGGTAGCTCGCATCGTGTTGATCGTGAAGTTCGTATTCTTCCTCCGAAGACATAGTTGGCTTTACGGATTTTCTTGTTGCCTTTTTCATTTGATATAACCCTTTCCGGTCGTCATGTCATGTGTGCTGGGCTTGAGGTGTTTCTTGTTCATATTCAGTTGTAGATAAAGATTCCTGTCTCTCATTGGGGTTCCGCTATCGTCTAGACGGGCATTACCTTCTTTGTCGCGGAGAGTCTTATGCGTCTTGACGCGATGTCTCACGGAGAGAACATTACCAGAAGAGAGTTCGTTCTGATCGATGTGATCCAGAATATGAGGAACACCATGATCCTTTGATGCTTTCGCATTGATCGCATAGGTTCCATATCCATCGATATGAACTTTATCAGCTTGGTGAAATGAGTGCTGAAGAAGCCGTTCCGCTTCGTTTCGGTCTGGGTGTAGATCAAGGTGCATTTCACCATCTGCTTTATGAACCTTATCCCAATGAGCACCTACGTCATTCTTATGGTCACTATCAATATTGCCATGTGTTTCATTGTGGTAGTGATCATTCAAGTGACCGTTGAGAACTTTATTACCATGCGCCATTCT